AAAATGAATATAACCTAAAATAGAATGTAAATCAACATTTATTTTGCATTCTAATTACATTTCTTGTGCATAACTCTGTGGATAAAATAATGCTTGCAATTATAAACGGATTTAGGTAATAATAAATATTATGGCAGGTCGTCCCTCGGATTTTAATGTAGAAAAAGTTGAAAAAGCCTTATGGTATTTAGATAATTTTGCGCAATGTGATGATGTTATTCCTAGCGTTGAAGGGCTTGCTGATTATCTTCAAGTATGTAAAAAAACAGTGCTTAATTGGTGTGAGCCTCCCGCAAATACTGACGAATTACCCGAAGATAGAAAACTATTCTTACACACGTTAAATAGAATTAAGGCTAGGCAAGCTAAAATTACATTGAGCGGTGGCTTGAATAAAGTGTTTGATGCGTCAATTTCTAAATTGATTTTACATAATCATGGCTATAGTGACAAACAACAAATTGACCTTGAAAGTCCTAAAGGAACTATGTCGCCAAAAGAAATAGACGATAAAGAGCTTGCAAGGCGTGCTGCTTTTATGATACAAGGGTTATTAAATAAATAATAAGGATTATATATGACATTTGGAAGCGCAATAGAGCAAAACAAAGATGTGCAATCTAACAGCGGCTTTGATGTGGCTGCAAATGGCTCGTTAATAGTTAATCGCAAGCGTGCAACTCACCCTGCTGTTAATGCGGAGTTCACCATTGGTGCAGAAAACACGAATGTGCGCATTATTCTAGTGCAACTTAAAGATGCAAACGGCAACAATATTGGTGAAGAAACAGTTTATGAGTTGCTAGTATTGAATGGCGCAAGTAATGCGCTTGCAACTGGTGGCTCAACTGGTATTGCCGATGGTGGCGTGGGTGCTATCCTCCAAACAATGACTGCTAAGCAACGCTTTTTGTGTATTACTGACGCAACAGGGCTTTCTGATTTTGATTGGACTGACACTGGAACAGAAAGTGTGCGCCTTGCTGTAAGGTTACCAAACGGCAATTTAATTGTTTCAGGTGCGTTTGCTAATACTTAATAGGTGATTTATGGAAATTCAAACCGCAACTGATGTAATTAAAAACAGAGAATTATATTTTGCCAATAAAATTGGAATTGATTGCTCAGCTTATTTTTCTGACGCACTACCTGATTTGGACGGAAAAATTGTCAAGATTATAGGTCGTGACCGCAATGTTTCTGTGGTGCAATGCGCGTTGCACAAATCTAAACAATGAATGACATAAACGACATCGTCGCACAGTTACTAAATGACCCTGCAAAAAAAGCAGAATTAACCTCGTTAGTGCAAACTAGCGGGGTTTTTGACAAGCCGTTCATGCCAAACACTGGTGCGCAATCAAACGCATATTTTAGTCAAGCTGATGTGTTGCTTTATGGTGGTGAGGCTGGAGGGGGCAAATCTGGTTTAGGTTTGGGTTTGGCTCTTAATGAGCATAAGCGCAGCCTTGTTATTCGCAAGCAATTTACCGATGTTCACGGCTTGGTTGATGATTGTAAGCGTATTGTCGGTAATAATGAGGGTTTTGTTGGTGGTAATCGTCCATTATATCGCAAGCCTAATGGTGGAATAATCCATTTTGAAGGTTATGGCGATGTTAATGATATTAATGGGAAACAAGGAACACCACACGATTTAATATTTATTGATGAGGCAATGCAGCTGCCATTACATGCAATATTATTGCTTATGGGCTGGTGCAGAACTGTTGAGCCTAACCAGCGTTGCCGTGTAGTGCTTGCAAGTAATCCACCTCTTGATACAATGGGCGATTGGGTAACTGATTATTTTGCCCCTTGGTTAGATAAATTACACCCTAATCCCGCAAAAGATGGCGAGTTAAGATATTTTATCACAGACGAAAAAGGCAACGATATTGAGGTAAAATGCAAAGAAGATTATATTTTAATTGGTGGTGAAAAATACTATCCTAAATCACGAACTTTTATTCGTGCTGGCGTTAAAGATAACCCATATATTGATGATAACTACAGAAATACTCTAAACTCATTGCCAGAGCCATATCGTAGTGCATTGCGTGATGGTAACTTCTTAAATGCTAGGCAAGATAATCCATGGCAAGTAATCCCAACAGAATGGGTGCGATTAGCACAAAAACGCTGGAAAGAAAGAGGCAAGCCTATTAATGTTCCGCAATGCGCTATTGGTGTTGATATTGCACAAGGTGGTTGTTTTGACGACAAAACAGAAATCTTAACTAATGAAGGTTGGAAATTATTTGAAGTATTGCATGGAAATGAAAAAGTTTTAACCTTAAATGGTGGTGTTTCTGAATGGGGCGATATAACACAATTACATAAATATTGGCATAATGGCTATATGAACCTATATGAAGGATATAAAGGTATTGATTTTTGCATTACAGATAATCATCAATTATTATATATACCTCAAAAACAAAAAGAATGGATTATTAAGAGATTTGATGATTTACCTAAGTTTATTAAGTTAGTTAACACTTGTAAATGGGGTGGAGTTAGTGAAGATTTTATTGAGTTTAATTCAATTAAATCTATGCCGAATGGTGGTATTGCTGAAAAAAAATGGCAATTTGAAATAAAAGATTGGGCAAAATTAGTGGGGTGGTTTGTTTCAGAAGGTTGCGCTTTTAATTCAGTTCGCAAGCGTGATGAGTATAAAGTTAATATATCGCAGGTAAAACAATGTGGGTTTGATGCTATTGGTGATTTATTGAAAAAGATGGGGATACAGGCATATAATCCTAAAAGCCGAAAAGGGTGGGAGTTTTGCATTAATCCAATAGGTAAGCATTTGTTAGAGTATTGCGGACAGCACGCAAAAAACAAAAGAATACCTGATTATATAAAAAATGGAAGCGAAGAAGTTATTGAGGCTTTTTTAGAAACTTATCAAATGGGTGATGGTAGCGTAAATGGCTCGGGCGTTGTTTCATATTCCACAACAAGCAAGTTACTAGCTGATGATTTACAAGAAGTTTTAGGAAAAATAGGTTGCGCTGGCAAAATAATATTAAGCAAAAAAGCTGGAAGCGTTTTTTATATAGGTGAGCGAAAAGTTGTTAGAAAAAACGATGTTTATATTGTTTATAGAAGCCAACCAAGAAATACACAATTTACAAAAGATAAGGTTTTAAGTGTTCCATATAAAGGATATGTTTATTGTGTTTCAACTCCTTACAAAAGTATTTTTGTTAGAAGAAATGGTAAAGCAATGTGGAGTGGAAACTCGGATAAGACTGTTTTAGCTATTCGTTACGATGGTTATTATGACGAATTGATTATAGTTGATGGCGATAAAACGCCAAGTGGTGCATCAGTTGCAGCTTTAATATTGCAGTATCGTAAAGGTAATCCCAATATTATTATTGACATGGGTGGTGGTTATGGTGGTGCGGTTTATGAGCATTTGAAAGATAATAATATTGAGGTAAAAGGACATAAAGGGGCTGAAAAGTCCATGGGCAGAACTAGCGATGGATTATTAAAGTTTGTTAATAAACGTTCTGAAGTTATATGGAAGTTTAGAGAAGCCCTTGACCCTTCACAAGTTGGTGGCTCGCCAATTATGCTGCCTGATAATTCTAAGTTAGTATCTGATTTATGCTCTCCAACTTATAGCGTGACCAGTAATGGAATTAAGGTTGAAACAAAAGAGGAATTAGTTAAACGATTGGGACGCTCTCCTGATGCAGGCGATGCTGTGGTAATGGCTTATTCAGCAGGGCTTAAGCAGGAAAATATACAAGGCGGTTGGGGTGCATATAAAACGAGTAGACAAAACGCAACGCCTCGTGTTAATATGGGACGTGATAGTATGAGAAGGAAATAATCATGGGCGGAATATTTGGCGGTGCACCTAAAGCACCAGCAATACAACCAGTTAAAGAAATACCCGATGAGGCTAATCCTTTAATGATTGCGGATAAACGGCGTAAAGCTGCGCAACGTGCTATGCAGCAAGGCGTGTTGTCAACTCAACTTAGTGATAATCAAGCGCAACCAATGCAAAATAAACCTGTGGGGCAGTAATGGGTGATATAAAGCGATTAGCAAAAACTGCTGATGAGTTATTTAACGCAAAGCTAACACTGCATGGATTATGGCAAGAAATAGCTGATTTCACATATCCTGAACGTGCGGATTTTACAAGCAATCGCACATTAGGAATGGATTTTGCTAGCAACTTAACTAACTCACATCAACTAATCGCAAGGCGTGAAAGCTCAACTATCATGTCAACAATGATGTTTCCTAAAAATCAAGTATGGGCGCATATCAAAGCAGAAAAAGGCGATGATGAAGATGAAGGCGTGATTGAAAATAACCAATGGTTAGAGTTTGCTACAAAGCGAATGCGTGAAGCCATGTATAATTTTAATGCAAACTTAACTCGTGCATTAACTGAAGCGTGCAACGATATATGGGCGTTTGGTAATGCAGTTATTTCTTGTGAATATAATAGAGCTAAGCAAAGCCTTTTATATCGTTGCTGGCATCTTAGAGATATGGCGTGGGTTGAAGGTTACGATGGCAAGATTTGTGAGATATATCGTAAGTCAAAAGATAGTGCTTATAATCTAAATAAACAATTTAAGGGCAATGTATCTGATAAAGTTAAAAAAATGCTTGAAAAAACTCCGCATGAAATGGTGGAGTATTACCACGCTGTTTTACCTATTGATAGATATGAAGCGTCTGTAAAAATTGCCACTGATTATGTAAGTGTGTTTTTTGAATGTGAAACAAAGCATGTTTTGAAAGAAGAAGCATCACGCACAATGATTTATGTTGTGGTTCGTTGGGAAACTGTAAGCGGATTTCAATATGGTTATAGCCCTTGTTCTGTTGCTGCGTTGCCTGAAATACGCATGTTGCAACAATTATCATTATTAATATTAGAAAGTAATGAAATGGAAGTCCGCAAGCCTATTTATGGACGCAATGAGATTTTCAGAGGTGACATAAATAGACTTGCTGGCGGTATCACTTATCTTGATTTAGAGCCTGAACAGCGCATATCTGACGCAATGATGTTTGAGCCTTCTAATACTGGTGGATTGCAAGCTGCTGCGCAAAAAGAATTACAGTCCGTGGAAATGATTAACCGTGCTTATTTCTTGGATAAGTTAAAACTTCCAGTTCCTATGAGTGGCACAACCGCTTATGAGTTTGCTAAACGTATGGAGGAATATATTATGATAAATCTTCCAATATTTGAGCCGTTAGAGCTTAATTTTGTGCAGCCATTATGCGAAATCACGTTTGATATAGCAATGCAAAATGGCGTGTTTGGCAGCGTTGAGGATATTCCTGAATCATTACAAGGCGTTGATATAAACTTTGAGTTTCATAATCCACTGCAAAAAGCTATTGAAGAGCAAAAAGCACAACAATATATTGATGCGCTCGGATTGGTTTCACAAGGTGCTGCACTTGACCCATCTGCGCCAATAATATTAAAATCTAAAATTGCATTGCGTGATGCTATGGTTGGCAAGGGTATTCCTGCTAAATGGCTAAATAGCAGTGATGAAATTGAAGCTATTGAACAACAGCAAGCTCAAGCACAACAAGCACAACAGGCTATGGCAATGCTGCAACAAGGTGGCGAAGCTGCAAAAGCAGTTGGTGAAGGCGCACAAGCGATTAATGGGATAATGTAATAATGCTTGCAAACTTAATTGAAAAACCTTATAATTATTTTAACTATGATTGATATTAGTAAAATACTACCGCTTATTCCAGTTGAAACAGACATATCTATTGCTTATGCAGTGCAAGCGTTAGAGCGTGGCGAAGCAACTGCTGAACAACAGAAAAAAGCGTTATCATGGATTGTTGAGCGTGCAAGTCGTGCTTATATGCCTTCTTATATTGGCGAAAAGGTAAATGACACAATATTTAATGAAGGTAAGCGTGCGGTTGGATTGCAAATTATTCAATTAGTTAATGCTAATTTAGCAACCTC